CAAATAAATTACCACCTTGTTTTGATAAGGCTTCGTTTATTGTTAAGGGTTTTGAATTAAATGAATGATATTCTTTTAAAATTTGTTTCATGGAATAATTTTAATAATATTGTCCTTCAAATCTAGCGCTAATTCCTCTTTGAATAAATTCTTGTTCTAATTCTTTTTCTAAAATATCTAAAGTTTCTTCTGCTTCTGGAAAAAACCAATATCCTTCTCTAGTATTCCAAATACCATAAAAATCAGTTTCTTCTAGCATATCACCTATAGCATTGTTATCTAGTTGAGTAGAACCTACTACTATTAAACCTGTTCCGTCAAAATCATTATTTGAGTCATATGATTCTTTAACAGATTTAGAAGTTAATTCTTTTTTAATCATTGGAGTTAAATCGTCCCATTTCCAATCTGCAAATTTAAGAGACAATTTTGGGAAATGATATCTTAATAGCTTAATTCTAGATTTAACATCCATTGAATTCCACTCAGGACCTGTAATATTGTTTTCATCTAATGATTCTTCCATATTATATCCCTTTTTAGGGCTAATTTTTAATCCTTTTTTATCAGCGTATTCTTTAGCTTTTTCTTCAGAATCAAAAAACATATCTATTTGTTCAGATCCGTCTGTTTTTTCTATAACATATGAAGGATTTGTTTTAGAACCAGATTTAGAAATCATGTAATTTTCAGTTAGTTTTTGTTCTTGGTTTTCTTTTAACCCAATTATATTAAATAAACTCATTCTAACAGAAGGTCCTTTTGATCCGTCATCTCTAACATTATATAATACTTTTCCATCATAATAATATAAATCATTTTGATCTTCAGTATTTCTATAAAGAGCTAATCCCTTTTTATCTTTTTTATCAATTAACTGTAATGATAATTTTCTTTTTTCTTGGTTTTCTTTCAAAGTACCATATCCACTACTTTTATATTTACCTTTTGCTTCTTTTGGAATACCTAAGCCAGGTGCATCTTCAGTATATCCTAATCCTTTAACTCCAAATTGACCATCCTTTACATAGTGTAATCTATCTTTTTTTAAATTTTTAGCTACAATTTTTTTAAGATCTTCTACAGATTTTTCCTCATTTTTAGGATCTCTCATTTCAGTATAAAATCCTTTTAAAAATTGTTCACCATAGATATTATCTATGTTATCTAAATCTTTATAATCATATCCTTCAATCTCAGTATCAACTACATCTTTAGTTGGTTTTTTTTCTTCAGCTTTAGCTTCTTGATGACCATATTCTTCATTTATATTTTCTTTAAAAATAGAAAACCAATCTGGTTCTTTTTCAGGTTTACATACTAATCCTCCTATTCCTTCAGAAATAATACCTTTTGTAGATAATATTTGAATTGCTGAGTTAAATGAAGTAAATTTATTAACTAAATTAGGAAATTGAGTTAAAGTAGATTTCATGAAAAAATCTTTATTACCTTTTCCTTCTTTAATTAAATTATATTGTTCTTGTAGTGTTTTCATTTATGATTAATTGTTTTTATTTTTTGTTAAATCTTCATATAAATCAACTAATTTAATGGATTCATCAATTTTAACTCCCATACTTTTTAGTTCTTTTTTTACTTTCATAATCTCGTCAGTAAAATCGCTTATATCCGCAGCTATAGCGTCTATAATGCCGGGCTCAGATTTTCCTGCATCTAGCAGTGATCTGATTTCTAATTCAAGATTAGCAATTTTAATTTTTAAATCTTTTATTTTACGAGAATTATTCATGATTATAAATATTGAATTATCTTAATGGTTTTCTAATTATTGGAAGTTTTTTCTTTCCATTAAATGCTTTTGGTGTAGCATATTGTTCTCCAACTCCTGGAGTGAAAGAAGCTCCACCCCCAGTAGAAGATATTTCTTTTACTATTTCTAATTCTTTAATACATTTGTCTAATATGAATCCAAGTTTAGATGATGCTCCACCTCTCATGTCTAAAAATTCATCTTTAATAACTCCTTCTTTAGCTAATAAATCTGCTAATTTCATAGGAGATAATACTTCTTTTAAATTTTTATCTCTTAATGCAGCCACTGCATCTCCATTCTCTTGAAGTTTTTTCTTTACTATTTCTTTTAATTGATCACGTTTCATTTATTAACTACTTTTAATTCGTTTAATAAATCATAATATTGTAATAAATTTACTATATCATCACTTTTAATAGAAGAAGTTTTATCAATTTCTTTTAATAATTTAACCACTTCATTTAACTTAATACTAACAGATTTATCTTTAACTTTTTTATTTAATTCTACAATTTCAGTTTTTAATTCAAAAATATTTTGATTGTAAAATTCTTTTAATTTTGGAGTAGAATCTATAGAATTAATATATTCTTTTAAAATATTTTTTTGTCTATCACTTAAATTTTTATACTTGTTATTGAATTTTTCTAGTAATATTTTATATGTTAATATTCTAGTATCTTTATCATAATCATTAAATTCATCAAGTACTGTTGGCTTTGGGACTTCTTTATTAATTTTTGAAGAAGTTAAAGATTCTAATAAAGTAATTTTATTATTAAATACTTGTTCAGTATCTATATTTTCTTTAGAATTTTTACTTTCTATAAGAATAAAAAATGCAGCTTGGAATTTATAATTTGGTAATTTAGTTTTAAATAATTCATCTAAATTATAATGTTCTTTTAATTCTTTTATAAGATTATATTTTTGTTTTCTTAATGAAGTTTTATTTAATTTAGTTGAAGCTTCCAATAAAGTATTTATAAGTATTTCTGCTTTTGATTCTGAAAGGTTTTTATTTTTAAATAAAGTTTCATATAATCTATATTCTTTACTAAGTTCAGTTTTAGTAAAATACTTTTTAATAATAGGCAATGCTGAGGAATCTTTTCCAGATAAAGTATCAGATGTTACTTGGCGTATTAGAATTTCAAATAATATTCCAGTATTACGGTACTTAGAATGTGCGATTTTCATCAAATGTATTTTTTATAAATATATGTAAATTTTTAATCAATTAATTGATCTTCATCTAAAAGTGATTCTTTGTTTTTATCATTTTTAGTAAATATTTTTTTATTAGATAAATTTTCTAACAATGTTTTATTTTTTAAATATTCTGTTTTAGTATTATCGGTTGAAATTTCTTTTACACTTTTATCTATACCAGGTTGATCATCTACTTTCATGTCTTTTCTACCTAATCTATCTCTTCCTAAAGGATCTTCTTGAGTATTTATTTTAGATACTTTCTTTTTAGGTCTTCCTAGTGGTGTATCTTCATTATATCCCAAAGGTACATCTTTAGAATTAGATTGATATCTACCTTGACCATATAATGTTGCTAAATCATGAGGAGTTCCATATGATGCACCACTTTCTAATGGATCATTACCTTCATCTTCAATTTGTTTATATCTAAAATTACGTTTTTTATCATAAACTATTAAATCCCTATATTCATCATATTGGTCTTGACTAAATTGGAATATATAATCATATATAAAATCTGAGGGTAGTAAGTTAGCTTCAAGCATATTTTTAGCTAATTCAACTTTTTCTTTCATTAATGCTATTCTTTCTTGTTCATAAATTATAGAAGGAGTAGTTAATGATAGTTCAAAATTAACTAAATTTTCATCTTTATATCCTTGAGAATATAAATGTATTAATGCTATTTTATATAACTCAGATAAAATAATCTTTTGAATACGTTCTATGGTACGAGCAAATCTTATATCTTCAGCAGCTAATGTAGCTTTACCTTGCAATTTATCATCATATCCTAAAAAAGCTTTAGGTATTTTAAGTGCAGCAAATAATTTATCTCTTAAATAAGTAACGTCTGTGATTCCGTCATAATCTAATCCTTTAGTAACATCTATTTTAGTAGAGGAATCATTTCCTCTTACTGGGATGTAAAAATCTTCCATCATGTTTTGAAGGTTAAATTTCATATTGTATTGACCAGTATTTGGATCTATATAAGGGGTGCGTTTCATTTTGGAAATTGTTTTTTCCATAAATGCATCTACTTCATTTGGAGGAATCCCACCTACATTCATATAAAATACTCGTTTTTCAGGAGCTCTAACTATACGATGAACTAACATAGCATCTTCCATCATAGTTAATTGTTTAAAGAGCTTTCTTCCTGGTTCTAGGTAAGAACGTCCATATGGTAAGTAATTTACATCTGCTAATAATCTAAAATGAGCTATTTCATAATTATCAAAATATACACCTACATCTGATTTTGCCGTTAATAATCCAAAACTATTTTGAGTTTCAGACCCAATACCATTTGGATCAAATCTAAATCTAACTGAACTCATTGATTTTGGGTCATATCCTTCTTCTCTTGCTATATTATATGCTGTATAAGGGATAACATTATATACCCCCAATCCTTCA